TAATGGCTACCAATGGTTTAGAAGCCAAAACCCCCAAAATTACTAAAATAGCAAATAAGTTATATGGTTTGTTCAAAAACAATTATATTTTCTTTTTAGAAACGGGGTATATTGATTTTGAGAGGGGTTAATTTCTCATATTTATAACCAATCCAAACCCATAAATATGAGCCACTTAGATAAAAAAGTATTTGGGAAAAAAACCTACTCAAATTTACTCAAAGAAATATACGATAATCAAAAAAAGAAAGAAGACCAAATTTCTGCCTTAATATCAGAACTTAAACCTTTAATTGAAGATATAGGTGATGCAACTTTAATAGTACCTTTAATTAAAGAGTATATGGAGTTAGGTATTAAAAACGATGAAGCCCTAATAAAAGTAGCTACCATTTTTCAAAGAATATTTGCTAACGATGGAAAGGAAGAAGATGGGTTTGGTATAAGTGATGCTGAAAAAGACCAACTTTTAAAAGATATTAAAGGTTTACAATTACCACCTAAAAAAGACGATACTGAATAATGGGTTTTAATAGAGGCATATCTGCTAATGTTAAATTACCACCTGGAAGTAAATCCGGAGGTAATAGTAACATTCAACAAGCATTAACCCAAATACAAGGAGCTAAAGAAATTGGAAGAGTTACTGATATTATTTTAAACCAAAACTACCCAGATATAGAAAAATATGGTGGATTAAATGGTATAGGTACTATATTTTTTGAACTTAATAATGTTCAAAATCCCGGGAGAGGAATTGCAAAACCCTTCTACCCACAACTATCAGCTTACCCTTTAGTTAATGAACTTGTTTTACTATTTAAACTACCTAATAATAATATAGGTAGGAATACATCTGAAGAATCTTATTATTATATTAATATGGTAAGTCTATGGAATCACCCCCACCATAATGCCTACCCCAACCCAATAACATCAACTACACTACCAGATTCCCAACAAAAAGATTATCAACAAACCGAAGCAGGCTCAGTTAGAAGAGTAACTGATGAATCTACTGAAATAGATTTAAATAGCCCTATTAATCCCTCTCAAGCTACATTTGTAGAACGAATTAATATTCACCCACTTTTACCATTTGCAGGGGATATTATGTATCAAGGTAGATGGGGTAACAGTATTAGATTTGGCAGCACTGCAAAACCTACAGATATAAATGCGTTAAATGATTGGTCTGAAGTGGGTGAAAATGGTGATCCTATTACTATAATTAGAAATGGACAACCTTCTGAATCTTCAGATGAAGGGTGGGTTCCTATAACAGAAAACGTTAATGGTGACTTATCATCAATCTACCAAACATCTACCCAAAAGGTTCCAATACAAGTAGCAAGTGAAAATTATAGCTCATATGTTACACCACCTGAGATACCATCCCAGTATACTAAACCTCAAGTTATAATTAATTCTGATAGGTTAGTATTTAATGCTAAAACTGATAGCATTTTATTAAGTGCTGAAAAATCTATAGGTTTATCATCAAATAGTTCACTAAATTTTAATACAAATAATTATATTGTAGATGCCGGTAATATAAGATTAGGTAGTAAAAATGCTACTGAACCTTTAGTTAAGGGTGAAACTTTATACAAAAATTTAACACAAATAGTAAACGCATTAACAACTTTGGTAGATGTAATGGAAGTCCAACAATTATGGCCAGGTGGTGTTCCTACTCCAGATGGAGCTACTTCAGTAACAGCTAGAGCTACTAGAGATATATTAAATAATGTTCAAAAAGATTTAGTAAATATTAAATCAAAAGTAAGCAAGACTATATGATATTAATCACGGGAGAAATAGTTGACAGTGCTACTAAAGAAGGACTTCCTTTTATAAATTGTAAAATTTACGTTAATGGGGTTTTTGACAATAAAGGATTTACTTCTGATGATAATGGAATTATAAACACCACCCAAAATCTCCAGGTTGGAACATATGAATTTGAATTTTCATTCCTAGGTTATGGTAGTAAAACAATTACTAAACAACTTTCTTCTACTACAACACAAATAAATTTTGGAACAATAGAATTAGACGAAGAATCTGAACTATTAGATGAAGTTGAAATAATTACTATAACAGTTAAAGGAAAGGTAATAGATGATAAAAAAAATCCCCTCCCTGGTGCTACTATTAAAAGTCTTTTAAATGATGATTCTGCTGTTTCTCAAACAACCGGGGACTTTACTCTAAACCTAAAGCATACTAAATCTGATATTCCCTTTAATATTAGTGTTTCTGCTGAAGGGTATGGGTCAAAATCTGATATTACCCCATTTAATGGTCCACCTGATAATACTGTTAAAAGAAATTTAGGACCTATACAATTAAACCCACTTCAAGTAGATTTACAAGATGATGTAGCCGAGGAACTTCCCCTAGAAGAAATTCAAGTTAAAGCATTAAAGGCATCAAAAATAAATTTTGAAATGGCTCAACAACAAGCCTTAAATCAAGTTATAACCACAGCTAAAACAGTTTTAATCCCTGCGATATTAACTCAACTAGCGGCATTTGGTATAACTAAGGCATCAGAAGCTATAAAGAAAAATTTTAAGGATATTAATGTTACTTGCCCTGCTAATTTAGAAGAATTAAATGCTGCAATTGCAAAAAAAAATAGATTAGTTAAACAGTTAAATAATATCTATAAATTTTTAGAAAGAGTTAAAGTTGGAGTTCAAATAGTTGATGGACTCATATCCGCAGCTCAAATTGCATTACCTATATTACTTGCCACTCCTCCTCCAGGTAGTACAGCAGTTGCAAGTGAAAAAATTGAAAGAGAATTAAAAAAATACAAATTAATATCCTCAGTTACCCTAATGGTTTTAGTTATCCTAATACAGATACTAGAAAGAACATTAGCATATTTAGCTTTATTAGACCAGGCTATAGGAAAATGTGCAATAGAAGGAGCATTACCTCAAGAACAACTATCCACAAACCGATTAGCATCAACACAATTTCAATCTACCCAATTATCCCCAGTTGTAACAAATGTAAATGGATTTGAAATGAGTGTTATAGATGTAGACAATGTAACCGTTGATGGGTTAAAACGTAGAAGGGCAGTAGCTCGAAATTCCCAAGGAATTATAATGTTACAAGGTGAACCATCCTTTAGTTCTAACGATCAAATTTTAATTGATGAACTTGTATTCTATATTAAACAAAATGATTTAAAAGCATAATATTACAATATTTATAAAAAACATAACATGAAAGCAAACGAATTGAAAAAAATGATTAAGGAAGCCGTAAAAGAAGCAATCCAAGATGAATTAAAGGATATTCTTTTAGAGGCTATTAAGTCCCCTAAGCAAGTTATAAATGAAAATCAAATAACTTCCACAACCCCCCCACCAACTACTCCTCAATTATCTTCCCTTGACACTAAACAGAAGTATATGGATGTATTAGGTGAAACCGCTTTGGGTTTTACAAGTAAAGATGTACAAAAGTTTAACCCACAAGGTGCAGGAGATACTACATCACCAAATGGACAACTACCAGCTGGAGAAGTAGGAATGGATCAAATAATGAATTTAATGAAGTAGTAGATGCCTTTTGATGCTCAACAAATATACCCAATTGATTTTAATAACAGTGCCGCTGTAGGAGTAGATATTCCTTTTAGTGGTCCAGGTGTATTTACCCCTAATTATACTACAGCGGCGGCAATTAAAAATAACTTAATAAACTATTTTTTAACCAACCCAGGAGAAAGACCACTTAACCCAACATTTGGTGGTGGTTTACGAGCATTTATATTTGAACAAATTACAACAGATAATTTAGATTTTTTAGAAGAAAGAATATCTAATGATTTAAACATATTTTTCCCCAATATTGCTGTGGGTAATTTGGAAATATTAAGACAAGAAGATACAAATACAATAACAGTATCATTAACATATAGTGTAATAAACACAAATATCAATGATACTTTAGAAATAGACTTTGCATAATGGCTACAGTAGATAGAGACGTAAAATATTTAAATAGAGACTTTTCCGATATTAGGGCAAGGTTAATTGAGTTTTCTCAAACTTATTTCCCAAATACTTACAACGATTTTTCTCCAACATCACCTGGTATGATGTTTATGGAGCAAGCCTCTTATGTTAGTGATGTGATGTCTTTTTATTTAGATAATCAATTACAAGAAACATTCACCCAATTTGCTAGACAAACAAATAACCAATTTGAGTTAGCATATATGTTTGGATATAAGCCAAAAACAACAGGAGCTGCTCAAGCTGTAGTTGAATTATTCCAACAAGTTCCAGCAAAACTATCAGGTACAGCATTTGTTCCAGATTTTGATTATGCGTTAACAGTTGGGGAAAATAGTACAATTGCATCATCTTTAAGTACTGATGTAAACTTTTTAATGGAAGACCCATGTAATTTTGCTGTATCAAGTTCACTTGATCCTACTGAAATTTCCATATACCAGATATCTGGGGAGGTGCCTCAATATTACCTTTTAAAGAAAACCAGAAAGGCTATTTCTGCTACAATTAGTACCCAAACATTTTCATTTGGTGCCCCACAACAATTTGCTACAGTAGATATAGATGCTGAAAATATTATAGGTATTTTAGATATAGTAGATTCGGATGGTAATACTTGGTATGAAGTAGATTATTTAGCCCAAGAGATGGTATACGATAATATCAAAAACACTAATACAAATGACCCCAATAATGTAGCAGATGCAGGAGATGTTCCTTATTTATTACAATTGAAAAAAGTACAAAGACGTTTTGCTACTCGTTTTACTTCTGCTACTAATCTTCAAATTCAATTTGGAGCAGGTAACCCAAATGATGTAGATGAGACAGTTACACCTAATCCAAATAATGTGGGTATAGGTTTACCATTTGAAAAAAACAAATTAACAACTGCATATTCACCTACTAATTTCTTATTTACAGATACTTATGGAATCTCACCTTCAAGTACTACTTTAACGGTAAGATACTTAACAGGTGGTGGAGTTGGAGCAAATGTACCATCAGGTGATTTATCTACTTTAAACACAACAAATTTGAACTTTAATTCACCAAATCTAAATGCTACCACAGCGAATTATATATTTGGTTCAATAGCAGTTAACAATCCTGAAGCAGCAGATGGTGGGCAAGCAGGAGATACAACAGAAGAAATTAGACAAAATACTATTTCTACCATTTCAGCTCAACAAAGGTCTGTAACATTGGATGATTATATAGTTAGAGCATTAAGTATGCCATCTGAATTTGGTACTGTAGCTAAAGCTTATATTGAAAAACCTCAATTAATGGATTCACAAGTTTCAACTATTGAAACATTAAATTTATGGGTTATATCTCAAAATTCTCAAGCTCAATTTGCTACACCAACACAAACATTAAAAAGAAATCTAAGAACTTACCTATCCCAATATAGAATGATAGGGGATAATATTGAGGTTAGAGATGCATTTATTATAAACTTAGCTGTGGATTTTGAAATTATAGTACTACCTAATTTTAACAATAACGATGTTATATTAGCATGTATTAACTCATTAAAAACATATTTTGCAAGAGATAATTGGCAAATCAACCAACCTATCTTAGTAAGAGATTTATATGTTAGATTAGATAGAATAAATGGTGTACAAACTGTAAAAGATATTAAAATAACTAACAAAGCAGGAATTTCAACAGGATATTCACAATATGCTTATGATGTAAGTTCTGCTACACAAAATCAAGTAATTTATCCATCATTAGACCCAAGTATTTTCGAAATTAAATACCCTGATACCGACATAAAAGGTAGAGTAGTACCCTTATAAAATTAAACAATGGCAGTATATAAATTATTTCCTTATAAAGATACAACCTTATATTCATTTTACCCCAATATGAATACAGGGATAGACCCTATATCCCAAATATCCAACCTAAACTTTGCGGTTGATACTAATCCCCAAGCTGCCCGATTTTTAACAGAATTTGTCCAAGAAGAAATAGAAGATGTTATTAATAATAAAATTGGGGTAAGTCAATGGGATGTTGATTTTAGAGCCTATATAGCAACAGCTCAAGGTGTAGTTGAATCAACTGATGTATCTGTTCACCCCATAGCTCAATATTGGTGGAATGGAACCGGAACTTATTTAGACCAACCCCTAACTACAGATGGTGCTTCTTGGTATTCACCTAATTTCTTAAATTCAATTGCTTGGCTTTCAAGTGGAACCGATGGTACTAATCATTATGTTACAAGTTCATATAACCCTACTTATGTAGCTGCAGGAGGAGGAAGTTGGTACCATAGTGGCTCTGATGGGACCTTATATGCCGTAACTCAATCATTTGATACTAGAAGTGAAAAAGATTTAAAAGTAGGAGTTAAATTAATAGTAGAAAATTGGTATAGTAGTTCATTAGGAGTTGATCCTTCAGCTTCATTACCTAATTATGGGTTTATAACTAAATGGGAAAATTCAGTTGAATTTAATTCAAATACTCAGATTCAACCTGTAATGCAATTTTACAGTGTTGACACCAATACAATTTACCCACCCGAATTACAATTTAAATGGAGAGATTATTCATCAGTATTAACAGGATCGGCTACTTCAAGTATTTTATCTACAACAAATATAGTATCATCTTTAGCAGAAAATCCTGGAGTATTTACACCACAAAGTAAAAATAGATTTAGATTTAACGTAGCAGAAAAATACCCAGCAAGAGTATGGACAACATCATCCCTATTTACTGGAACAAATTATTTACCAACCTCTTCATATTATGCTATAAAAGACTTGGATACCAACGAATTTGTTGTTAATTTCGATACCACATATACCCAATTGAGCTCAGATAGTGAAGGAAATTATTTTGATGTTTATATGAATGGTTTAGAACCTGAAAGATATTACAAAATAATGGTTAAAACTACTATCAATGGTTCAACCCTTGTTTTGGATGATAATTATTATTTTAAAATAGTAAATGGATTTTAATGGCTGAAAATATAGATTTAAATAAAGAAGTTTTCAATAAAAGAGACTATGGTAAAACCATAAACACCTCCTTTACTCAATTAGGGGTTAAAACAATTCAAGAACAGATAGATGAAAAACCATCTGTCCAAGAATTCTTTGATTTATATAACGAACTATTTTATGAAATAAATGAATTGGGTCCAACTAACTCACATGAATTTCTTATAAAGTCAAGCACAGAATATATTGCTTTTGATGATAACAACGAAATTATAGAAGCCCTCCAAAAGGAAATTGCTGACTTAAGAGTTGAACTTTTAGAAGCACAAAAACAAAATAATTAATGGCAACAGTTACTAGGATAGACCCAACAAATCTCACCCTTCAGTCATATGAAACTCAAGATTCAAATCTTATATCTCAATTTGATGTTAATTCTGTTTTAACAGGTTCGAGTTATATTGAGTTTTTTGTTTATGATAACAACAAAAATCTTTTATATTCAACTTACAATTACAATTCATACACAGTATTAAATGATGGTCAATCTGCGGGTAATGATAATGAAGTAAATCAATTTAATATATCCCCTGGAGAGGATGTTGAAAATCAGGGTTTCGACCAAGGTGAATATATTTCATACTACAACTTTTTAACTAAACAGTTAGGTGATCCTAACACT